CTTCGCACTCAAACCAAACACTACTGGAGCTAATAATACTGCAATAGGTGCAGATTCTATTTTTGTAAATACAACTGGTAGTGCCAATGTTGCAGTTGGATCTAGAGCTCTTCTATCTAGTAACTCAGATGGCAATGTTGCAATTGGATACCAAGCCCTGTTATCAGACACATCAGGAGCAAACAATACTGCAATTGGAAATAGTGCTGGAAGCACTATAACAACTGGATCAAACAATACAGTAATTGGAAATGCTGCAGCTCCAGTAGCTGCAACTACTTCTAACTCAATCACGCTTGGAAACTCCTCTATCGCATCCTTACGTTGTCAGGTAACAACAATTACAGCCCTTTCAGACCAGAGGGACAAGAGGGATATTCTAGACCTTGGCTACGGACTTGACTTTATAAACATGCTTAGACCAGTAGAATTTACTTGGGATACCAGAGATGGATCAGTTACAGATAAACCAGATATTGGATTTATTGCTCAAGAGCTTGCACAAGTTGAGGATAGCCTAAATGATAGCGAAAGACTTAGCCTGACCCTTAGAGATAACCCAGAAAAGCTAGAAGCAACTCCTGGACGATTGCTTCCAATTGCCATCAAAGCAATACAGGAGCTATCTCAGCAAAACGCAGAACTTCTGGCTAGAGTAGAAGAATTAGAAAAAGCTAGTTTGTCACAGGATTAGTTGTTTTGTGATAGACTATACCTGGAGTAAAAATGGCCAACCCCTCTAATCTATATGCTGAAAAGATCTTCAGCGAACACCCCATTGCGATGTGGGCGTTAGACGATCAGGCTGACTACCTATCTCTGATATCTAACCCTAAAAGAGACGTATATCGGACATCTCCCGATGCAGATGCTTGGACAATTACAAACGGCACAAAAGCAATAAACTCTATAATACTAAACGAGCCACTACCAGACACATCAACAACAACAGTTTCTTCAACATTTGCAGCTGGGCAGACAACGACAATTGACCTAATAAGTTCTGCAATAGTCAGCCCCTTGGCAATGAATGCATCTCTAGAAACTTTTTCAATAGGGGCGTATCTTTATTCAGAAACCCCTACCGTAACTTCTTATGAAATTGGATATACTTATGATGGATTAGCTTCTCCAGTTTTAAAAAGGTTTGATTCTCAAATTTTTGGTAGGTGGGGTTTTATTTCAGAAACCTTTCCCATTCCAGCTACTCCAAATCCAATAAAGGTTGTAATAAAAATTACCCACACCAACGCTGGGGGCGTTGGAGACCCAGAGACTCCTCCCTATGAGTTTTATGTTAATGGGGTTACTTTTGGTCAATGGTCAGAAGAATTTTCTGCGGTATCCCCTGGAGTTTATGGAAGTCCACTACCAGCAAGTGTTCCGTTTAGCTATAATGCAATCCCCGCAAGCTCTTATGGTCTACAAGATCTATTTGGCTATTACTTTGTTAATGGTGGATCCCTTGTTGCAAAAAACTCTGGGGTACCCATTGTGTATGGATCTTCAAACGTGACAAGAGTTTTACCAAATGGAAACGACCCATCATTGATTATTCCTGGCCAAGGATTCCTAAACGAATCTGGGAGATACAGAGAATACACAGTAGAGATGTGGGCCAGAATTGATTCTAAAGCAACCACTGCAACAAGAATATTCGGTCCAATTGGATCTCAAGACGGAATTTATGTAGATGGACCATTTATAAAAATTAAAATAGGAGATTCTGTAGGGGCTCATCCAATTACCGAGTGGTCTAGGCCAATGCTACTAGACCTTAAAGTTATAGAAAACTCCGCATCCCTGTTGATAAATGGGGAGCAGGTCATAGAAATAACCTACTCAACACAAGAAATAGACTTACCACCAGAAACAATAATTCAAGGTGGGGTAGAAAAAAATAATGATTGGTTAGGGTTTTACGCTTCAGAGAATGTCCCCTTCTTAGACGTTGACTGCGTAGCTATTTATTCATACCTAGTTCCAGCAGTTGTTGCAAAAAGAAGATTTGCATACGGCCAAGCTGTTGAGTTTCCAGAAAATGCAAACAGTGCTTACGGGGGAACGTCGGTTCTTATAGACTATGCCTTTGCAGATTACACTAGCAATTATAGCTATCCAGACATTGGCCGCTGGAACCAGGGAATTATTGACAACCTGTCCATAGTTGACGATTCTCTCTCTGTGTCAGACTATAAGCTACCAACAGCAATATTTGATGACAACTCAACAACAAAATCTTGGTACGAAAGCCTTTATCAAAGCAGTGGCCAACAAACAGATCCCTTTATAAGTTTTGTAAACAAAAACGGCTATCTGTCTTTTGAAAGTATGAACGTTATAAAGCAAGACGCAAAAGCATTTTTTGGAGTATTTGGCTTACCCACATCTTTTCCACCAAACAAACAAATTCTTTTTAAAATACAGGATAAGGCCAGCTCAAACTATCTAGAAATATACACCGAATCTGAAATTTTATATTATAATCTATTTTTTAATGGGGTGTCAACGGTTTTATATGAAGAAAACGCCGCTGTTCCTGGAAAAAATTTATCTGTAGGTATTGACATTCAGGCATTTTCAGAATACTTTGGTAATCAAACATTAGCCTTTTTTGGAAACAAGAGCCAGCTTTCTATGTTGGTTGGAGGGGACCAGGAATTTCAAAACACTTTTTCTGGAAAAATATATAAGGTAGGATTCTGTAGTGAGAGAAATCTGGAAAAAATTTCGTCATTCTTTGACGACAAGGGCTTGCTAACCTACTTTAACTACGAAGACCATTTTGACGATCATTCAGAATCATCAATCTACGACGCTGGAGTAATTACAGACCCTCTGCCAACAGACACTCTAGACGCAGGGGAGATGGGGACTTTTGAACTAATTTCGTTTAATGAAATAAAAAACTTTGTTGCAAGCTATACTTTAATTCCAAAGATAAACTTCAACACTATCATGATGGATATTGCGATAGAGGGTTATTGGGAAGACTATCAGCCACTGACATATTTTTCACAATACGTTTCCGACATACAGGATAACAAATATTACGACCTAGACTTTATTCAGTTTAACATAGATTATCCAGCATTAGAAAATTTTCAAGGTGGAAAATATGATACTTCTAATAATATGGTTAAGTCTTATGTGTCTTTTCAGTATTTAAAGAATAACCCATCTGCTAAAAATTCTTATTTTTCAGTAATGCCAGCACCTCAAAACAACGTAGTTTCTCCTGGATCGGAATGGGTTACTACAAAGTATGAAGTTGTAGACGGAACTGTTATATACCGTCCAAAAGGGATTAGGATTACAGACGTATCCATTGTCACTCATTTAGAGTGGACTGTCCCAGGAATCATTTCTAACCCATTGATAGTTAAGAAAATGCAGTATGCCTCTCAGGCTTTTAATGAAAACACCTCAAACCCCATAGGCACTAGATTTGGAACCCCTGTATTTCCCTATTTAAAATACGGATCCTACTTTGACTATAAGTCAAGAAACCCTTATAGAATATACAAAGGCAGCAACCCATACTTATACCTTACAAAAAACAGTGGAATAGAAAAAGCGGGGGATTACAGTGAAGTTGTTAATCGTGGCTTTTCTATTCCAGTTAACAAAGACCTGTCAGATAGCTATAAAGTAATTGCTATGCAGGCCTTTCTTAGATATGGAAAAGAAAGCTTCCCATTAGATCCAGAGCAAATATTTGAAATTGAAAGCAAGGACACGTACATAAAATTTTATATTGTTGCAAACGATATAACTGGCAAAAGGGCTAGGATTTATGGTGTCAATGCCAGAACTGGCAGGCTAGAAAATGGAATTGCTTTTTACTGGAATGGAAATCTTGTTAGAGAGCCAGTCATAACCCTGAGTGACTGGGGGGTGTTAGGGGTGTCATTCTCTAGAATTCTTGACTTTGACTCTTATCCTGGAGGACTTAGGTTTACTGGGTCAGTTCTAGTTAACAACATTTCTCAATATAAAGCTACAAGTTTGCAAGAAATACAAAGGAACACCCTAAGATCCTGGCTTTTAACTGTAAATCCTACGCCAACAACTTCAGAAATCTGGGGAGGCTGGAACCAAGACTTTAGCTGGAATGGGGTTTTGATTGCAATTCAGTCTAGCATTTTTGGGGTAGACCCATCAGACATATACAAAACCTACATAGGCACTAACAAAATAATTATTGACGACGATATACCCCTAAGATTTGATAATTACGAGTATAACACCTATCAGGGAATTACTTGGCAAAGCCGTATCCTTCCTGCTGTATAATATGGTATACTAGTGGTCATGGAAGACAAATTTGCAGAAGCAATTGGTAAAGCTAAAGTAACTCTTGTAGATCAAACAGGTTATGCCTGGGGCGTATATGTTTGGAAAAAAGCCAATGGAAAATGGTTTACTGACGGAAATGGCAACATTCTGAACGTGCAAGCCAATAGGGGCGACGAGAATCAAATTGCAAAGCTAAAGCAAGCAGCCGCTTACTACGGAGAGCCAAACGGTTCTCATGTGTTTTTTCCAGGAACAGCAAGAATTACCGATGAAGAGTATAGTGAGCAGGTAGACCGAATGAAGCAGGGCCTAATCCCATCTCTAAACGATATTGGTGCAGTAATCGCAGCCAAGAAAACCCTAGAACTTTACGGAGATGAAGGATAATGTCAGAAGAATACCAGTATCCAATTCAGGCCTTTACGCCAGAAGAAGAGCAAGAAGAAGATCTGTTCAAAAAGCAAGACCCATTTGGCAAGAAGTGGGACGACCTAAAGAGCCTTTCTGGACTAGAAAAGAATTTTAAGAGACGTTCTGACCGCATCGTAAAGGCATACGACAGCCTTGACTTTACTGGAGTAGACACAACCAGGCAAGGGTATCAGGACAGTGCCCTAGCAACAAGCACTGGACAAAATGGAGCAACTTCTAAAGAGATTAACCCTGGATCAGTATTCCACAATGGATACGGCATGTTTGATGTCATCACACCACCATGGAACCTGTATGAGCTTGCAAACTACTACGACACATCTTTTGCCAACCACGCAGCTATTGATGCAAAGGTTGAAAACATTGTTGGCCTAGGATACGACTTTCACGTTTCAAAAAGAACTATGATGCAGCTTGAAGCATCTAGTAGTGAGACAGCAACAGACAAAGCCAGAAAACGTATTGAGAGAGCAAAAGTTGAGATGCGGGAATGGCTTGAAACCTTAAACAGCGATGATTCTTTCTCAAACACAATGATGAAGTTTTACACAGATGTTCAGGCAACTGGAAACGGCTACCTAGAGGTTGGAAGAACTGTAACTGGTGAGATTGGCTACCTTGGCCATATCCCGTCTACAACCATGAGAGTTCGAAGACTACGTGACGGTTATGTTCAGATTATTGGTCAAAAAGTTGTTTACTTCAAAAACTTCGGGGCAAAGAATCAGAATCCAATTACTGGAGACCCAAGACCAAATGAGATCATTCACTTTAAAGAATACTCTCCGCTAAATACTTTTTACGGAGTTCCAGACATCATGTCTGCAATCTCTGCCTTGCATGGGGATCAGCTAGCTTCTCAGTACAATATCGACTACTTTGGAAATAAGGGTGTTCCAAGGTATATCGTAACTCTAAAGGGTGCAAAGCTATCCTCTGACGCAGAAGACAAGATGTTTAGATTTCTTCAGACTAGCCTAAAGGGTCAGTCTCACAGAACTTTGTATATTCCCCTACCAGCAGATACAGACACAAACAAAGTAGAGTTTAAGATGGAGCCAATTGAGGCTGGAGTGCAAGAGGCATCCTTTAACGATTATAGGCTTAGAAACAGAGACGACATTCTTGTTGCCCACCAAGTTCCTCTATCAAAGATTGGCGGCGGCGATGCCTCAAACATTGCTGCAGCCCTAGCTCAAGACCGTACATTTAAGGAGCAGGTTGCAAGACCAGCTCAAGCAAACCTAGAAAAAATGATGAGCAAGGTCATTAGAGAAAAGACAGACATTCTAGACTTTAAGTTTAATGAGCTAACTCTGACAGATGAAATCGCTCAGTCTCAAATTCTTGAGAGATATGTTAAGACTCAGATCATGGTTCCTAACGAAGCTCGTGAGAAACTTGGTCTGCCACAAAGACCAGACGGGGATGAGCCTTTTGAAATGTCTACTAGACAGGCTACAGATGCAAGAGCTAACACCGCTCAAAATAGGGAAAGAGATTCTGAGAGAACAAATAATTCTTCAGATAGCACTGCCACTGTGGCTGGACGAAATCCAGCAGGAGAGGGAAGGTCTTCAGAATAGTATCATTTTTTGATACTTTTCATAAAAGAGCCTTATAATTGAGATAACATGACTATG